AGAATGGATTCCGATTATTTGGTAAGTATTACCAAGGTCTCTGGGATTAAAAGTAACTAAATAAAGATACTGGCATCACACACACAATCCGCCAGTATAACACACACAGGAGTAACTATGAGTAACTTGACACCGTTCGAGATTCGCCTTGAACTTTTAAAAATGGCAAGAGAAATGCTTTCCGAAGATTACCACGGAAAGTGTCAACAAATAAGCACAGATTGGACTGTTAAAGTCGAAACCGCTAAACTAAACGGCGGTCAGATTCCAGACCATCCATCGTTCCCACCCTACCCCGCAGAAGCAGAAATCATTGCAAAGGCACAGGCCTTGAATGGATTCGTTTCAAACATTTCAGTAGATAAACCAAAAGCAAAATCATCTACCTGATTGGGACCAGAGGTGCTTCGGCATCTCTCTAACTAACAAGGAGAAATAATGCGTTACTTAACACTAGCACTATGTGCAGTATTTGCCAGTCTCATTTTATTCTTTAGTCAATCTATGGCGCAGATTGTTGTGCCGACTAAGATGAATGTTGAACTGCAAGACTTATCGAAAGAAGCAAGGAAAGAAGTTGAATGCCTTGCACAGAACATGTATTTTGAAGCAGGCCAAGAACCTAGAGAAGGACAACTTGGTGTAGCATTCGTCACACACAATAGAATGATGAATGGTAATTATCCAACAAGTTATTGTGGAGTGGTAAAACAAAAATCAGGTAATGTTTGCCAGTTCTCATGGTATTGTGAATCTGCGGCACGTAAAAAACTCTTGACAATTTCTAACAATGCATTGTATAATGATATTACTGACTTAGCATTGAGATTCTACCTCTATACAAATGAGTTCGATGATCCAACTAAAGGTGCATTATTTTTTCATGCAGACTATGTGAAACCCACTTGGAACAACATGAGACGAACTGCTTATATTGGTAGACATATTTTTTATAATAGAGTTAAGAGAAATACATGATTTCAAGCAAAAAGGAGAAGGTGATTATGGAAGAAGAGAAACCGAAGGGATTGCATCATGTAACAACTTTTGCGATTACATTGGTGGCACTCTCGATTGTTGTTGCCGTAGGCATTTACGAGATGAATGAACGTAAACTTATGGCATCAAATATTGAAAGCGCCATTACTAAAGGTATTGATCCACTGACCGTACGGTGTTCATATGCAAAGAATTATGATACTATTTGTATAGCACATGCAGCAGCAAACGGTCGTAAATAAATTTTAATTATTAAGGAGATATAGTATGAATAAACTTGGTGGCGTATATCATGACGATGAACGTGTAAATTATAATTTTAGTTTTTATGACAATGAAGGTAAGCATGTAGAAGTTCGCTTTCGTGCTGAACCTGATTATGATCTAGATATCATTTTTAATGAATTTAGAAATTTCTTGATTGCAACTAATCATGATATTGAAGGTCAGATTGGTGAATTAGGTGTTGATGATGATGACTGGGAAGATGAGTCAGCAGAACAAAGTTTGGGAGTTGATTGTGTTGAGAAGATCAATGATTTTTATGCATCAAAAGATAAATTGGTGCAAAATCCAACACAGATACATCAAGATAAGTTCTCAATGGACCATTTGCCTAACAACGGATGGCCATTTGGTGGTTTGACTACAGAAAGTATTCCTGCACTCACTCCGGAACAAATCGCTGCATTAACAGTAAAAACTATTGATTTGTCTCAAGTTAATCAGTATCCAACAATGTCGCCCATCACACAAGAACAAATTAAATCTTGGAAATTTGATGCACCAGGAACAATTGGTGGTGTAAAGGTTTCATACAAATAATGCCGACAAAAGATGAGATGATGAAGTTCACACTAGAGATTGAGGCTCTAGTGGCGAAAACGGATTACACTTATCTTGAGGCAATTGTTGAACATTGTAAAGGCACAGGTTTGGAGATGGAAGTAGCAGCAACACTTATCACTCCAAACCTGAAGTCTAAAATACATGAACAGGCCGAGAGATTGAATATGTTAAAAACCAAAAGTAACCGATTACCTATATGACTGGATATGAAGCCTTCTGTTTATACTCTTCTCTCAAACTGCATTTTACACAAGAATCGTATGACTACTTTAAGTATGGTGGTAAATCAAGAACTAGTATAGATGCATTTGAGAATAAGAAAGATAAATGGTTTTATTACAAACTGAGTCGGAGATTCACTAATGATGAACAGGCTAGAGATTTTCTTGTTGCTAATTTTTTGCATGATCGTGATGTTTGGATTGGAAATCTACTAAGAGAAGATTCTGACGTACATTATCGTGCCAGACAGAAAGTGATACAGTCGTTGTCGTATACGTTCACAAATGAGATTGCTTCGTTAATGAAGCATAAGAACCCAAATGACTCATTAATGATGCGAGATAATAGTCCATATCCTTTATTGCTGTCTATGTTATTATACGGTGAAGTGTCGATTGAGACTGTATGCATTCTAAATTCAATACTGAGGTTTTTACCAATGTGGGACAAAAAAATTACGGATACAATTCACTATCCATCGGTAAGTTTGAAGATAAAGAAGTACACACCGTTTATACAATTTGAACCAACAAAATATAAACTGATATTGAAGAAAGAACTACATGAAAATACAGAAACTTTACCTTGACATGGATGGTGTTCTGTCCGACTTTCACAAACGATATGAAGAATTGTGGAAGATTGAACCTAGTTCCAGTCGTGAACGAGGTGAAAAACGTGATTTCAAATGGGATGGATTTGTAGACGGTAATAATTTTGAGACCCTTGATTGGTATCCAGGTGGTAAAGAACTATTGAAGTATGTTCTATCACTTGATATACCAATTGAGATTCTATCATCATCTGGTGGTAGAGATCATCATGAAGCAGTAAAGAAGCAAAAGAAAATATGGTTGGAAAAACAGAACATTAATTTTCCAGCCAATATTGTACCCGGTCGTGCATTGAAGGCAGACTATGCAAAACCTGATATTATTCTTATTGATGATACGCAAGATGTCATTGATGATTTTAATATGGCAGGCGGCATCGGCATACTTCATACTGACACGGCAAAAACAATAAAAATTGTGCAATCAATCCTTGACGATACATATATAAAAGTATATAATGAATCATGTGAACAAGATGCACATACAACAAACACTTAACTATACGAGGTAATATATGTCCGACTTTTCCGCACTCAAACGCAATCGCAATTCATTTGATAAATTGACCAAAGCGATTGAATCAACAACACAAACCACAGAATCAGGTTCAAAAGAAGACGACCGTTTCTGGCAACCCGAAGCAGACAAAGCAGGTAATGGCATGGCAGTGATTCGTTTTCTGCCAGCACCAGCAGCAGATGGCGATGATGCTCTTCCATGGGTTCGTGTATTCAATCATGGCTTTCAAGGACCAGGTGGCTGGTATATTGAAAATTCTTTGACTACTCTCAATCAAAAAGATCCAGTATCAGAATACAACTCTGTTCTGTGGAATTCTGGCATTGAAGCAAACAAAGAAATCGCACGTAAACAGAAACGCCGTTTGACTTACATTTCAAATGTTCTAATTGTTTCTGATCCTAAACATCCAGAAAATGAAGGTCAAATCAAACTGTACAAATACGGTAAAAAAATCTTTGATAAAATCTCCGAAGCAATGAATCCGGAGTTTGAAGATGAGACGCCGTTGAATCCTTTTGATTTCTGGGAAGGCGCCAATTTCAAAATCAAGATTCGTCAAGTTGAAGGTTATCGTAACTATGACAAGTCTGAGTTTGATAAACAATCAGCAGTTCTTGATGGTGATGATGCCAAACTTGAATCGTTGTGGAAGAAAGAACACTCACTCAAAGAGTTCCTTGATACTAAACACTTCAAGTCTTATGATACATTGAAAGCTCGTTTGGATAAAGTTCTTGGTCTGGATGGTGTTGCACCAATAAAGACTAAAGCGGAAGATATCACACCTGCTATGACAACAATGTCGCCAGATTTAGATGACGAACTAGACTATTTCAAGTCTTTAGCAGAAGATTAAACTCTGCGAATGCCACCTTCGGGTGGCATTTTTTTATGCTGGTACTTCTCTTCTCAATTGAGTAGTTTCGACCAATGTATTATTGGTGACACTTGCGTTTATCACTGTAGGATTTTTTGGTTTGGATTGATTACGTTGTTCTACCGCAAGTTCTGTCGATGACTTACCAACATTCAATCCCT